CAGTTTTTCAGTTCTGTCTATCCTACTATATCTTCTGGTAAGTCAACTAAAGTTATTATCATATCTACCCCTCACGGGATGAATATGTTCTACAAACTCTGGCACGATGCAGAGCGTGGAACTAATGAATACACACATACTGAGGTACATTGGTCTCAGGTTCCAGGCAGAGATGCTGAATGGAAAGAACAAACCATACGTAATACATCAGAGCAACAGTTCAGGGTTGAGTTCGAATGCGAGTTCTTAGGATCTGTTGACACATTGATCTCAGCAAGTAAACTGAGAATGATGGCTTATGATGATCCACTTAATGCTAACAAAGGACTTGACGTTTATGAAGACCCTATCCCTGAACACAACTATACGATCACTGTTGATGTTGCGAGAGGCATCGACGGAGATTATAGTGCTTTCACTGTATTTGATACTACTACAATTCCTTATAAATTAGTTGCCAAATATAGAAACAATACAATTAAACCCCTCATCTTCCCAGACATCATTGTTGAAGTTGCTAAGGGATATAATGAAGCGTACATACTAATTGAAGTTAATGATGTTGGTGCACAGGTAGCAGACATCGTTCAGTACGATTTAGAATATGAAAATTTACTAATGGCTGCTATGAGAGGAAGAGCAGGTCAGGTAGTAGGTCAAGGATTCTCAGGTGGTAAGGTTCAACTTGGTGTCAAGATGAGTACCACAGTTAAGAAGGTTGGTTGTTCTAACCTCAAAGGATTGATAGAAGATGATAAGATAATAATTAATGATTATGATACCATCGCTGAACTAACCACGTTTATTCAGAAGGGTCAGTCTTGGCAAGCAGAAGAAGGGTGTCACGATGACCTAGCAATGTGTCTGGTTATGTTTGCGTGGTTGTCTGTACAGGATTATTTTAAAGAACTCCACGACAATGATGTTCGTAAGAGAATGTATGAAGAGCAACGTGAAGCAATCGATGCTGATATGGCTCCATTCGGTTTCATTGTAGATGGACAGGAAGATGAATCATTCGTAGATGAAGTGGGAGATAGGTGGCACGCAGACGAGTATGGAGACCGTACCTTTATGTGGGAGTACCGCTGAAAAGTGCATTGTCATAAATAATTTGAGACTAATTGATAGAATTTTCAGGAGATTAAACAATGGCATCCACCCAACTTTCACCAGGGGTTGTTGTACTTGAAAAGGATCTCACTACAGTAGCTAACGCTACTCTTGATAATGTTGCGGTGGTAGTAGGTTCCTTTGAAAAGGGTCCAGTAAATAAGATAGTTGACATTACTTCTGAGAAGGAGTTACTATCTGTATTTGGTAGACCAAACGATTACAACTTCGAGTACTGGTATAACGCAGCTCAGTTCCTATTATATGGCGGTACGCTTAAGGTTATCCGAGCCAATTCAACATCGTTGAAAAACGGTATTGATACTGCTCAGACAACTTCTACAACTTTCAGTGCTAGTGATACTACATTGACTGTTGCTAGTGCAGCTGATATAGCGGTTAACGATTACCTCTTAATAGACGCTGAAATCGTTAAGGTTACAGTGATATCTTCACTAGACCTAACAGTTCAACGTGGACAGCTATCAACCTCCGCAGTTAGTCACGCTGCTTCTTCATCAATCACATTGATTGAAGACGCTGGTACTTCTACTACGATGAACCAAGGTGGAACCCTTGCTTCTGGTGGAACTACTTTGACAGTTACTTCTGCTGCTGCTTTAGGTATCTCGACTAACGATTACCTTAAGATCGCTGATGAAATTCTACGTGTTAGTGGAATCTCTGGAAATGACTTAACTGTTTCTCGTGGCGAACTAAGCACAACAGCTGCTGCTCAGACCGATGGTCAGACAGTTACTAAGTTGACAGTTACTGCTGCTAAGACAACCATCAATGAAGAGACTTCTACTGGTGTTACTGTACCAATCATACGTAACATTGAAGAGTATGAAGCCAACGTTGAGTCTGGTTCTAACGCTTGGAAGTTCGGTGCTAGACACCCAGGTACTTACGGTAACTCACTTCGCATCGTTGTAACAGACGCTGGTCCTGATCAGATTCTATCACTTGCACAACCCACAACTGCTGAGTGGGAATTCGAAACCACTAATGATGTATCTTACAGTGCTGCAAACGCAACTGCTAAGATCTATAAGTATACAATTGTTGTAACACTCGATGCTGCTTCAATCGCTGGAGATTTTAATCAAGGCGAATTCTGGAGAGCAGAGACTGATGCATCATCTCCTGTTGCTATTCCTGTTCAAGGTGTAGTAACTGCATATGATCCTATCACTCGTAAGATTGAACTTGACATTAATTACTCACTATCTTCTGATGTATTAGAAGTCGGTGATGTAATTGCACTCTGGACTGCTGCTTCTGGTGGAGCTAAGACTGGAGACAAAGCAAAGGTTGAGGTTATCAACCGTCAATTGCAAATCATCAAGGATGGAAATGCAAACAGATTTGAACCTAACTACACCGTAGAAGATGATAACGGTGGTGGTTCACCAAACATTAACGTAGCATCTGTACGTTCTGAGTACGATGAGCGTTATTTCGGTGGTTCTCAAAAGTGGGCAAGTGTTGCTCCACGTCCTACCACATCACCTTGGGTACAAGACCGTGGTGGTAAGAACGACCAAATCCACATCATCATTCTTGATGGTGACGGAAAACTAACAGGTACTCCTGGATCAGTTCTTGAGAAGTTCCTCTATCTCTCTAAAGCATCAGATGCTAAGGGTGTACAAGGAGAAACAATCTACTACCGTGATGTTATCAAGAACAATTCACAGTACATCTACTGGGGTTCACACGAGACCTCCAGCGTATACGATGTAAACGGTGCTGCTAATGGAGACTGGGGACAGTCTGGAATCGGAACTTCTTTCGACCTTATCAAGCAGACACTTCCGATCAAGACGAACGAAACTCCTCTTGGACGTGAAATCATCGGTACAACACAGGGTGCAACTACTAAGTACGCCATACAAGGTGGTACAGATGGTTACTCCTTAGCACGTGGAGAGATCCTTGGTGCATTCGACCTTGTTGCTGACAAGGAGACTATTGATGTTGACTACATCCTAATGGGTCCATCAATGGCTGATACCAGCGACACTGTTGCAAAAGCACAGAAGATCATCGACATCGCTGCAACTCGTAAAGATTGTATGGCATTCGTTTCACCATCACGTCTTGATGTGATCGGACAGAGCGATACCAACGTCATAGTAAACCGTACTATTGATTTCTACGATCAGTTATCTAGCACTTCCTATGCTGTGTTTGATAACAACTACAAGTACATCTATGATAAGTATAACGACAAGTATCGTTATATCGCTTGTAACGCTGACCTTGCAGGTCTAACACTAAGCACAACTCTTAACTCAGAGGCTTGGTTCTCACCTGCTGGATTTAACAGAGGTCAGTTACGCAACGCAATTAAATTAGCATACTCTCCTCTCAAGGATCACAGAGACCGTCTCTATGCTGCAAGGATTAACCCAGTAGTATCCTTCCCTGGCGAAGGCATCGTACTATTCGGTGACAAGACTGCACTTTCTTACCAATCTGCATTCGATCGTATTAACGTTCGTCGCTTATTCTTGGTACTTGAGGATGCTATCTCAGAAGCAGCAAAGACACAACTATTCGAATTGAATGACGAGTTCACTCGTGCTTCATTCAAGAATATTGTGGAACCATTCTTACGTAGTGTACAGTCACGTCGTGGTGTGGTTGACTTCTTGGTTGTTTGCGATAGTAGCAACAACCCACCTGAAGCAATTGATCGTGGTGAATTTTTCGCGGAGATATTCGTGAAGCCCACGAGGTCGATCAATTACATCACTCTTACATTCACTGCAACTAGAACAGGTTCTAGTTTCGCTGAAGTAACTAACTGATTCAAGAGAACAAATTAAGGAGAACAAAAAATGTCAGAACAACAACCAGGACAGGTAGAACAATCGGCGGTAAGAGCCCCGATTTTCTCCTTCCGTGACCAAGTAAGGGACTTTGCTCGTCCCAATCTGTTCCAGTGCGAAATCTATGCACCTCCTGTATTACAAGACGGAGTATCACCTCAATCAGGTGGTGTCTCTGGATCTAGTGCAGAAGGAACAGAGAACTCTGCTGGTGGATCTCAACTGAATGCTTCCGAAGCATCTGCTTTCGGTACCTTCCTTGTGAAGGCAGCAAACATTCCAGCATCTACTGTTGGAGTTGTTGAGGTTCCTTATCGTGGACGTATGCTCAAGATCGCTGGAGATCGTAGCTTCGAACCTTGGACTGTAACCGTACTTAACGACCAGTCATTTAAGTTCAGAGCATTCTTCGAGTCTTGGTCAACAAACATCCAGGCACTACAACAGAACTTCCAGAACTCTAACACCATCGCTGATTATCAAGCAATGGCAAAGGTTAGACAGATGGATAGGAAGGGTAAAATCATTCGTACCTATAGGTTCGAAGGTATTTGGCCATCTAATATCAGTGCTATTGATCTCGACTGGGGTAACAATGATACACCAGAAGAGTATACTGTAGAGTTCCAAGTTCAGTACTGGACTTACGATACAGACATCAACACTGGAAACAGCGGATCGTAAACCCGCTAAATAGTAGGTCAGACAACAAAAGATAGATGTCACAACTTTTTGGTTATTCTCTTGAACGAGCCAAGAAGGGTCAGGGAACTGGCCCTTCTTTCGTGCGTAAAGAGTCAGATGATGCGGCTACTCCAGTCGCAGGTGGTGGTTACTTTGGAACTGCTATCGACCTTGATGGAACATTTAAAGATGAGAATGATCTCATCCGTCGTTATCGCTCTATGTCAATTCATCCTGAATGTGACAGAGCAATCGATGATGTAGTCAATGAAGCAATCGCTGGAGATATCGATGATACTCCTGTGGACGTAGAACTATCTAACCTCAAAGTTAGTAGTGCAATTAAGAAGAAGATTCGGGAAGAGTTTAAAAACATCCTGCGTCTTATGGATTTTGATAAGACAGCATATGATATTTTCAGACGTTGGTATATTGATGGAAAATTATATTACCATAAGGTTATTGATATTAAGAACCCTCGTGGTGGTATAACAGAATTAAGGTATGTGGATCCTCGTAAGATTCGCAAAGTCGTGGAGATGGAGAACACAAAGGATAGACAGATCCTTGATCCACGCACAATGGAAGCTCAGTTAGCACCTAAGACTGCTGAGTATTACGTGTACAATCCCAAGGGGATGCGTGCAGGTATGGAGACTTCTGGTATGAAGATTGCACCTGATGCAATCGCTTTCTGCCATAGTGGCCTGAAAGATATGAACAAGAATGTGATTATGTCACATTTGCACAAAGCAATTAAAGCACTTAACCAGCTGAGGATGATTGAAGACTCGCTGGTTATCTATCGTTTGAGCCGTGCACCAGAACGTCGTATATTCTATATCGATGTTGGTAATCTTCCTAAGCAAAAAGCAGAGCAATACCTCAGAGAGGTTATGTCTCGCTATAGGAATAAGTTAGTATACAATGCTGACACTGGTGAGATCAGAGATGATCGTAAGTTTATGAGTATGCTTGAGGACTTCTGGCTACCACGTAGAGAAGGTGGCAGAGGTACTGAGATCACAACTCTACCAGGTGGACAGAATCTAGGTGAACTAGAAGACGTAAAGTATTTCCAGAAGAAACTTTATCGTGCTCTTAATGTTCCTGAGTCTCGTCTGGAATCAGATTCAACATTTAATTTAGGTCGTGCTGCTGAGATTACTCGCGACGAAATTAAATTCCAAAAGTTTGTCACTAGGTTAAGGAAGAAGTTCAGTTCATTATTCCACGACCTACTTAAGACACAATTAGTTCTGAAAGGTATCTGCTCAATTGAAGATTGGGAAGATATGTCAGAGCATATACAGTATGACTTCATTGCTGACAACTACTTCGCTGAACTGAAGGAGAAGGAGATGCTTACCGAGCGTCTAAACTTAGTCACTGCAATGGATCCTTATGCTGGCCGTTACTTCTCACTCGAATACATCCGTCGTCAAATACTAAGACATACTGATGCTGAGATGGAGGAGATTGATGAGCAAATGGAACAAGAGATTGCGGATGGGAAGCTCCCAGATCCTGCAACGATTGATCCTGCTACAGGTATGCCACTAGAAGATCCTGCTATGGCCGAAGGCGAAATGTCTGAGGAAGAGCAGCCTATGGGTATAGAACAAGTCGAACCTGCTGACTATAAACGCGGGGAATTCTAAATAATAAGATGAGGACTTGATTATGCCTAGCATTCCAGCAACTGAAATTATTAACAAACTATTTTCTGATAAAAAAGATCTTAGTAGTGAAGTTAATGATGCAATGATGGCCCTGACCCAAGATGCACTAGATGCAAAACGTCAGGATATTGCTAAGGGATGGTTGGAAGACCAACCCGAAGATGAAGTAACTACTGAACCAGAGGAGACAACCAATGAGACTGATAACGGAACAGATTGATGACATACAAGTTTTAGAAGAAGAAACTAAAACTGGTAAGAAGAATCTGTATATCGAAGGAACGTTTCTCCAAGGCGAAATTAAAAATCGCAATGGAAGGATGTACCCTATGGAAACTCTAGCTAGAGAAGTCAATAAATATAATGAGTCATTCATCAAGTCAGGCAGAGCATTAGGAGAATTGGGTCACCCCGAAGGTCCTACTGTCAACCTTGATAGAGTATCTCACCTTATTACTTCATTAGTACAAGAAGGTAGCAACTTCAAAGGAAGAGCACGTATACTAGATACCCCAATGGGTAATATAGCTCGTAGTCTTTTAGGTGAAGGAGTCAAGTTAGGGGTATCTTCTCGCGGAATAGGATCCCTTAAAGTTAACAAGGAAGGTGTAAATGTTGTCGCTGATGACTTTATGCTTGCCACTGCTGCTGATATAGTAGCAGATCCCAGTGCCCCAGACGCTTTTGTATCTGGAATAATGGAAGGAAGAGAATGGATTTGGGAAGGAAAGATCCTAAAAGAACGTGAACTCCGCGCAATTGAGCAGCAATTTGACAATGCTGCCAACTCAAAAGTAATCGAAGAGATGAAAGTTTCCGCATTCGCAAAACTTATGAACTCTCTATAGATTATAAATATTTTTTAGATTAATTCCAGTAAGAATTTATTAAGGAGACAAACTAATGTCGGATGAAACAGTAAAGGCATCTGAAGAACAAACCCAAGAGGTCACCGAAGCTAAGTTCGACGGTGCCGTTGCTGATGGTTCTTCACTCGGATCAGTCGAAGTTCTAGGTGGACCTACACCTCAGAACTCTAAGCCTGATGACGAAAGCAACAAGCTTAAGACACCTAGTCAGACGCAAGCGTCTGCACCTAAGACAAAACCATCTGCTGCAAGCAGCAAGAAGGCTGAGTCTGTAGAGGCAGAAAATGCTGACGGTGAAAACTTAATTGAGATAGATGTATCTCAAGACGTTGCCGCCCTCACAGAGGGAGAAGAACTCTCCGAAGAGTTCAAGACTAAAGCAGCAACAATCTTCGAAGCTGCCGTCGTCTCACGCCTCAACGAGGAACTTGAGAAAGTACACGAAGAGTACACCAAGTCACTCGCTGAAGAGGTAGAAGGAGTTAAGACCGAACTAGCCGAAAAGGTAGATGAGTATCTTACTTATGCCGTTCAAGGTTGGTTAGACAGTAACAAGTTAGCAGTTGAAACTGGTCTCAAAGCAGAGATCGCTGAGAACGTTGTTGCAGGTCTCAAAAAAGTATTCGTCGAGAACCACATTGAGGTTCCCGAAGAAAAAACTGATCTCGTACATAGTATGGCATCAGAACTTGATTCAATGGAAGCAAAACTCAACGAGCAAATTGAAAAGAACGTTGTCCTCAACGCAAATGTTGCAGGGTTCGTTAAGAATGGGATTGTGAGCGAGATTTCTGAAGGATTAGCATCTACTGAAAAGGAGAAGCTAGCAAGTCTTTCTGAAGGGGTTGAGTTTGAAGATGAAGAGTCATTCCGCAGCAAGGTAGAAACTCTGAAGGAGTCGTACTTCTCCAGCAAGCCTGCTAAAGCAGACGTAGAAACCGTTGCAGAAGACGTACAACCAGTTGTGGACAGTGAAATCACAGAGTCTATGTCACGTTACGTAGATGCTCTGAAGCGTTTCAAAGCCTAAATGACTAAATTGATTAATTAACCAAATTTTCCAAGGAGAAAAAAGCAATGTTCAATTCTGAACAGTTGCAGGAAAAGTGGAACCCCGTTCTCGATTGTGATGGTCTTGATTCAATCAAAGACAATTACAAGAAAGCGGTTACCGCAGTCCTGCTCGAAAACCAAGAAAAGTTTTTAAGAGAAGAAGCTGGAGTGCTTACAGAAGCAGCTCCAACAGTTAGCACAGGATCAACCTCATCCGTTGCAGGTTTCAGTGCTAGTGCTACAGCAACAGGTCCTTCTGCTGGTTTCGACCCAGTATTGATTAGCCTGATTCGCCGTTCAATGCCTAAGCTAATTGCTTATGACATTGCTGGTGTTCAGCCTATGACAGGTCCTACAGGTCTGATCTTCGCAATGCGCTCACGCTATGGTACTAACCGTACTGCTGGTGCTGAGTCATTCTTCAATGAAGCAGACTCACAGTTCGCTGGTACTGACGCAGCTAAGACCAGTGGATTCGGTTCACAAGGTTCTGCACAAGCAGGAAGCAACCCAGGTGTTCTTAACGATAGTGGTACATACACTAACGGTACTGGAATGCGTACAGACGAGTCTGAGACTCTAGGTACTGGGTCTAACGCTTTCGCTGAAATGAACTTCAGCATTGAGAAAGTAACGGTGACTGCGAAGTCTCGTGCTTTGAAAGCTGAGTACAGTTTAGAGCTTGCTCAAGACCTTAAGGCAGTTCACGGTTTAGACGCTGAGTCTGAACTAGCAAACATCCTCTCAACTGAGGTACTTGCTGAAATCAACCGTGAAGTTGTTCGTACTGTATACAAGGTTGCAAGACCTGGTGCTCAGAACAACACTGCAACTGCTGGAACCTTCGACCTCGACGTTGACTCCAACGGTAGATGGTCTGTTGAGAAATTCAAAGGTCTCTTATTCCAGATTGAAAGAGATATGAACGCGATCGGGCACGAAACTCGTCGTGGAAAAGGTAACATCTTGATCTGCTCTGCTGACGTTGCATCTGCATTGTCAATGGCTGGCGTTCTTGATTACACACCTGCTCTTTCTGGCAACAGTAACTTACTTCCTGATGACAACAGCAGCACACTTGCTGGTACTCTGAACGGACGTATCAAGGTTTACGTTGACCCATACTCTGCTAACGTTAGTGATTCTCACTTCTATGTTGGTGGTTACAAAGGTGGATCTGCATATGATGCAGGAATCTTCTACTGCCCATACGTTCCTCTACAGATGGTTCGTGCGGTTGGTCAGGACACCTTCCAGCCCAAGATTGGATTTAAGACAAGATACGGTCTTGTTGCTAACCCATTCGCTGAGGGAACAACTCAGGGTGAAGGCGCACTTACTGCTAACGCTAACCGTTACTACAGACGTGTTCTTGTTAACAACCTTATGTAAGAAGAATATTATATTCTTACTTCAACACCAAGAGACCCTACGGGGTCTCTTTTTTTATGCTCTGGACCTAAATATTTGCACTCATATTAGGACATTGCTAATGACCCATTACACTGTAGGGTACTTAGACCAGTCTCGACACCACCAAGAAGTTTGTATTACTGCTGAAGACTCTTGGGATGCCAGAAGAATTGCTCAAGAAGACGTATCCTGGATACACGATCACCCAAATGCAGTAGACTGTATAATGCCAGAAGGATCTTTATTCGGTAACGTATAATGAACGGAAGACTAGACAAAGTTACAATGACTGCAAAGCTAACACGTCTTAAGATCGAGCTAGCTGATAAATGCAAGAGAAATGAGATGGGAGAATGGGAATGTATAGGTGCAGAGAAGTATCTCAATAGATCGTTGGATATTCTAGACGAGTTCTATATGTGACTAAATAGTGATAGGCGGTGCTCACCAAAATAGTTAATGTCTTTCACTAGTCAAATCTCAAATAGGAATTTCTTATCACCAGGTGGTTTCCGTTTTTCACTGGCAAAGTTTCCCAAGGTGGCATACTTTGCACAGTCCGCTAACGTGCCAGAGATGGCTGTTAGCCTCGTAGAGCAACCTACGATGTATCGTCCTATCAACTTAGAAGGTAGTATCTCCTATGGAGAGTTTGCTTTAACCTTCTTGATTGATGAAGATATGGAGAACTATCTTATACTCCATAACTGGATGAGAGCATTGGGTGTACCAGATAACTTTAAAGAGAGACAAGACTTCATAGACAATCAACCTATGAGTCTTAAAACTAATTACGGTAAGTCTCTAGGTGATCTCAGGTATGCTGATGGTACTCTATCGATTTTAAATTCTAACTTCCAACCACTTTATAATGTGAACTTCAAGGATTTGAAACCAACGTCCTTAAGTACTTTAGAATTTGACGCTACACTAACCGACCAAGAGTATTTCCAGTCGAGTGTATCTTTTGATTATACATCATACGAGATTCAATCACTGTCAGGTACTCGTAAAACTAACCTGAAATAGATTATGACTCTATCAAAACAGACTGTGGAGCATCTAGATGATGCTAGTGGTAACATACGTGCTGCATTGAAATATGCTTCTGTTAATGAGAAACCATTAGTGGTTTCAAACCTTGCAAAACTTCTTAGTGATATAGATCACATTAAGACGTTTGAACACATTATGGATATTATGGAGGAGCACACAGGTGGCATTACTTGATGAACTACAGGAGTCTTGGAATAAGGACTGTCTGTTTGATGAGTTAAATCTAGGTGAGGAATCTCTGGTAGTACCTAGACTACACCAGAAGTATCACATCTATTACAACAAATATAAATTGATCCTTGAGGATGAAAGACAAAAACTCAAGAGGATCAGACGTGACAGATGGTTATTCTATAATGGTAAAGGTCCAGATAAATCAGGTAAATACTTTGACCTTAAAGTACTGAAGGGTGATATTAATACATTTCTAGAATCAGACGAAGAGATACAAGTACAGTCTTTAAAGATCTGTTACTTTGAAACGTGCATCACGTATATAGAGAACATACTTAAGATGATCAATAACCGTGGCTTCCAAGTGAAGAACGCTATTGATGCTAAGAGGTTTGAGTTCCCAGTCTGATGACTTCTATTGAAAAAAAGAATGATGTCTATCTTAGGATAGGTACTGAGCAACACATCCATCACGAGTTATCCGAATATTTTACTTTCGAAGTTCCTGAAGCACAGTTTCTTCAGAGACAACGTAGGTACAAGAGATGGGATGGGAAGATCAGACTATACTCACCTGGTACTGGTGAGCTGTATGTTGGTCTGTTTAATTATCTGGTTGAGTGGTTAGAGAAGATGGGGTACGATTACTCCATCAATGATAACGAAAACTTTGGAACACCAGGAGAAACAGATGGAAATGTATCACCGCAGACAATTGCTGGTTTTGTTAGATCTTTGGCTTTGCCTGTCAAGATCAGAGATTACCAACTCAAAGCAGTTTATTCAGCACTTCTACGATATCGCAGACTCATACTCAGCCCTACTGGATCAGGGAAATCACTTATAATATATTGTTTGATGCGTTGGTATCTCAAGAGAAATCTTGAAGTATTAATTATTGTACCAACTACATCATTAGTTGAACAATTATATAAAGACTTTCAATCCTATGGATTCTATTGTGAAGGTACAGTAGATCAGATCTATGGTGGTAAAGAAAAGTATACAGAGTCACCAGTTATAATTAGTACGTGGCAGTCCATCTATAAAGAGGACAAGTCATACTTCAAACGTTTCGATGCGGTGATTGGTGATGAGGCACACTTATACAAGGCGAAGAGTCTCACGGGTATACTTTCTAAGTGCTTTAATGCTAAACACCGTGTGGGTCTTACTGGTACTCTCGATGGTCTTCAATGTAACCAACTAGTATTAGAGGGATTGTTTGGTCCCGTAGAGAGAAGTGTAAGGACAGCAG